AGGGGTTTTGTAGGCGAGATTACTACTTACAGTAGCAGGAGATCTCACTTATGCCCACAGATTTAAATCCTATTTCAGAGACCAGTGCTGTCATTTTGCCAGCGACCGGTACGGCTGACAGCGTATCCGCCGCAGTTCCTTTTGGTGTATATACTGGATCGGTCGCTTTTTGTACCGGCGCCGCCAAACAAGTAGACTATGTGTATAGAAAGCTTGGCGGCGATGTTGTTGACATCGAGCTGACCGCCGATAACGTTTATTCGGCCTACGAAGAGGCCGTTTTAGAATACTCGTATATAGTCAACCTCCATCAGGGCAAAAATACCCTTCCAAATGCTTTAGGCAACCAAACTGCCTCATTTGATTCTTTTGGAAATATCACTTCTGGCCCATCCGGCGCCAACTTAAGGTACCCGCGCTTCCAGATAGCCACAACACGTCAGATTGGTGACGCGATGTCTACTCTGGGTGGTTATGGTGGCACAATTCGCCAATATTCGGCATCCTTCGGTCCAAAAGTAAATGTACAAGATTATGATCTTCAGACGATCATCAACAGCGCCTCAAATTCCGGCGTAGATGACGCCGGCACAAAGGTTGATTATTCCGGCTCAGTCGGCAATAACCGTGTTATCATTACGAGAGTTTTTTATCGCTCTCCTAGGGCTATGTGGCGCTTTTACGGCTATTATGGAGGCATAGGCGTGGTTGGAAATTATTCAACTTACGGCCAGTTTGCGGATGATTCTACATTCGAGATAATACCCACATGGCAAAATAAATTACAAGCAATTATGTACGAAGATTCTATAACAACGCGTACATCTAATTATGCCTATGAACTAAAAGATAATATGCTGCGCTTGTTTCCTACCCCAAGCTATTGGGGCCTACAAGGCGATTTAGATCGCATATGGGTTCAATTTTACGTTGACAACAAGGACGTATGGTCGATTAACTCAAATTATGACGATGGCCGGGAGGGAGTCAATAATATAAACACGCTGCCTTTTGATAATATTTTATATGAAAATATAAATGCCATCGGAAAGCAGTGGGTTCGAAAATATGCTTTGGCGCTATGCAAAGAAATGTTAGGTCAAATAAGAGGCAAATTTACAACAATGCCTATTCCTGGTGAATCGGTGACACTAAATCATGCCGAATTGCTATCTCAAGCAAAAGAGGAGCAGAGTTCACTAAGAGATAAGTTGATGGAGATCTTAGACACCATGACCTATCCTGAGCTAGCCAAGACCGAAGCAGAGATGACTGAGGCAGCCACAAATTCCTTTAAGGGCACCCCGCTGCCAATATTTGTAGGATGATGAAAGATGGCCGATGAATGGAAGAGACCCGATGCCCCGCCACCACCGCTATTTCTAGGCAAGAAAGAAAGAGATCTTGTCAAGCAGGTAAATGACGAATTAATAGAAAAAGTCATCGGCCAGCAGATTCTTTATTACCCTATAGACCTGCAGGCAACTAATTTCCATGATCTTTACGGCGAAGCCATTGAAAAAACTTACTTACCACCCGTTCGCGTATACGCGCTGGTGGAATTCACAGATTATGTCACAGACTACATGGAAGGCTTCGGAGTTGATAAGAGCTGGGAGATTATGGTGCATTTTCATCGAAGAAGATTAACGGAGGATCAGAATTTGGAAGTGAGAGAGGGGGATTTTGTTTTATATGGTGATTTTTATTACGAGATAATTAAATTGTCAGAACCTAGAAAACTATTTGGCCAAGTAGACCACAGTTTTGAGATTTCGGCAACCTGCAAGAGAAGCAGAAAGGGACTATTCGATGCTACCTGATAATTTTGATTTTGCGCAGTTACCTACGGGAAGTAATGGCAAAACTTTCACCCTCAAGGAGGTGGGGATGCTATCCTCTAAAATAGAGGATATTGATTATGCCATGATGTCGTGGATTAAAGAAGACTTAAACTTGTCTACATTTACAAATGAAGGATCTGTTAAAGTTCCTATTTTATGGCAAGTGCCGGAAAGATCATTTCAGATTAAAAACAAAAAAGACTTGAGAGACGATGCTGGCGCCCTAAAACTCCCGCTTGTTAGTGTAGAGAGAACGGGAATCACCAAGGATCCTGAAAAGAAAGGATCTTTTCAAGCGCAAATATATTCGAAAAATAAAAATGGCAGAACTGGAAGATTTGTGATTGCAAAAAGGATCGTCAAAGATAAGACACGGAATTATGCAGTTGCTTCCGGCACACGCACAAACACAAATGCCAAACAACAGCGATTCTATCCCCGTGTTAATAAAAAGATAGTAATTCAGTCGCTTTCAATACCTATACCGATTTATGTTAACGTAGAATACAAAATTACCATTCGCACAGAATACCAACAGCAAATGAATGATCTAGTGCAACCATTCGTTGTGCGCCCGGGCCAGATCAGCGCATTTGTCATGCGCAGAAACGGTCATTTGTATGAGGCCTTCATTGATTCAGGCTATACCCATAGTAATAATGTCAATAACTTAGCAGAAGACACCCGCGTGTTTAATACAGAGATTGGTATCCGAGTGCTGGGTTATCTCATTGGCGAGGGAGAGAGTGATGACCGTCCCATCGTGAGAGTGGACGAGAACACAGTTGAGGTAACGTACCCGCAGGAAACAGTGGCGCCCCCTGGCCTCCCAAATATATTTGGCAATATCCTGAAGTGAAAGATATATTTCTTACTTCCTGAACAGACTTTTGAGTTTAAAAATACTATTTAAATAATGATTGGCCTTACAATTAAAACCATTTTTTATAAAGAGGAATAGCACATGTCGGTTAAAAGCTTTAAATTTGTATCTCCTGGAGTGTTTATCAACGAAATTGATAATTCGTTCATTCCAAAGTCTGCAGATGCCATCGGTCCAGTGGTAATTGGACGTTCTACTCGGGGCCTTGCGATGCAGCCAGTAAAGGTAGAGTCGTATTCAGAATTTGTCCAAATGTTCGGCGACACAGTACCCGGTAAAGCCGGCGGCGATGTTTCCCGCTACGGAAATTACCAATCTCCTATGTATGGAACTTATGCGGCTAAAGCGTTCCTTCGTGCAAATGTCGCACCCCTTACGTATATTCGTCTGCTAGGATCCCAGGATGACAATGCTAGCGGTGATGGTCTCGCCGGCTGGGCAACTCAGGCTACTCCAACAACTGATCGCGACACAAACGGTGGTGCTTTTGGGCTGTGGGTTTTCGCCAGCGGAGGTGTAGGTGCGCCCGGGATTGATCTTGGAACCGGCAGTCTAGCGGCTATCTGGTATTTAGAAGAGTCTGCCTCCATTAAACTTTCAGGCAGTCTCGCCTTTGGTAATGCAGGCTTGACCCCTGTGGATGCAGCTAATCCTAATACTGTTGCTGCACTAGGATGCGCTATCAATACAGACGCAAATGGCCATTTTACTGTCGAGATTACAGGCTCTAAAACGGGAGTTAAAACATCTGAGACGACTACATTCGGACTTGACGACACACAGGCTACATTTATTCGCAAGAGGTTTAATACTAACCCCCAGCTAACATCGCTGCCTGATCAATTTTATCCTTCATCTTCTTATAAGCCATATTGGCTTGGCGAAAGCTACGAACAGGATCTTAAATGGGATGGCCTTAACACAGGAAAACTGGTTGGAGTAATNCTTCCCATTGTTTCGGGAACTAATGGGCCGCACAAGCTGCGCCAAGCCTCCCGTGAAGCCGTCGCTGGCTGGTTCTTTGGCCAGGATCTTGGTGGAAATTCCGGAGCACCGAGCCAAGGTGATGGTGTCTCGGTCGCCTACGGCGCATATCAGCCTTCTGCAATGCCAAAGCTTTTCCGCCTTAAAGGCCGCGGCCACGGTCGCTGGTTGAGTGAGAATGTCAAAGTATCAATTGAAAAGATTAGGCAATCTACCTCCACAACGACAGAATACGGAACTTTCTCGGTGGTGCTTCGTAGTCTTCTTGACACTGATAGCAAGGTGGTGGTTTTAGAGAGATATGATAATTTGACACTTGATCCAACTTCCCCAGACTTTGTTGCACGCAGAATTGGCGATATGTATAATTCATGGGACTCGACCCAGCGCCGACTCAGGGTATACGGAGAGTTCCCCAATAATTCTAAGTTTGTATATGTTGAAATGAACGCCGATGTTGAAGCTGGAGCGACAGATCCGCTGCTGCTTCCATTTGGCTATTTTGGTTCTCCCAAGTTTAAGGGCATAGGCGACAACATCTCGCAGACGGCTCCCGTGATGTCTGCAAGCTCTCTTGCGAATTCATTTATTAATGTTGTTGATACTTCCGGCGATAATTTCTTGAATATTACTGGAAACCGCGGTGCGTCTGAGGCTGTGACCGCGTGGCCGATGTGTGGAATGAACCCGGAGCATAATACTTCGTGGACGGCATTATCGGGCACTCTTGACTTTCCGAGAGACAGACTTCGTACTTCAGCATCTGATGGTGGGTTAGCCAATCCTAAAAATGCATACTGGGGGCTGACGGTCACAAGAACGAGTGCCAGTACACGTCCGGACGATAGTGTTATGACGATGAATGGACTTTTGTACGCTGATTTTCCTGATGATCCTCTTGCATCATCTTATAGCGGACGTTTCCCGACTAATTTAGTTGGTATCGAAGCTTATTCCTATGCCTTTACTATGAATGATATTAAGACAGGTTCCAATAGTCAGGCGTGGGAATATGAGTCCGGTAGTTATGCTAAGGGCACTGCTTATAGTTCTGGTTCTTACACCGATCTACTTAACCAGAGTGTTAATAGATTCACGGCGCCCTTCTGGGGTGGTTTTGATGGATTCGACATTAAGAAGCCGGATCCTCTATATAACGCGGGGATGTCGAACGCATCAAGCGAAACTAACGATTATAAGTACTATACCTATAAGCGCGCTATCGATACCGTCGCAGACCCTGAGTATCTCGATATGAACCTTTTAGCAACTCCTGGACTTACGCTACCCAATCTTACTACTCATATGATTAATGTGTGTGAAGAAAGAGCCGACTCGCTAGCTGTGATTGATCTACCCGACGTGT